GTAAGAAATACAAAAGATTCTTAATGACCATGATGTAATTGTCGGTTTTAATCTTAAGTTTGATTTACATTGGATTAGACAATATGGACTAGACTTCTCTCACATGAGAGCATGGGATTGTCAATTAGTGCATTTTATACTAACTAACCAACAAAACCCTTATCCATCTCTAAACGATGTAGCAGAACATTACAACTTGGAAAAGAAACTTGATGAAGTCTCAGAACAATATTGGAAAAATGGAATAGATACAACAGAGATCCCTAAAGAGATGTTGGAAGAATACTTGGAACAAGATTTAAAAGTAACGCACAATGTTTTTATAAATCAAGTTAAAGAATATAAAACTCTACCTCCACAAAGGCAGAGATTACTTAGTTTGCATAATCAAGATTTAATTGTTTTACAAGAAATGGAATTTAATGGTATTATGTTTGAAGAGGAGAAAAGTTTACAATATGCTCAAGACATGGAAGAACAAATTATTAAAATTAATACAGAGCTTTATGATCTTTGTGGGGTGGGTGATCTTAATTTCAATAGCAATGATCATCTTAGTTGCCTTTTGTATGGAGGTCGTGTTACAATTCCTAAGAAAGAAGTTGTGGGAATATATAAAACTGGTGATCGCAAAGGTGAAGAGAAGTTAGGTTGGGTAGATCATCATTATGATTTACCTAGATTAGTAGAACCATTAAAAGGAAGCGAGTTAAAAAAAGATGGATATTACAGCACAGATGAACAAACGCTTAGAAGCCTTAGGGGCTCAAAAAATGCTAAAAAAATTATTGAATGTATCCTTACCAGGAGTACCCTTGAAAAGCGTAGAGGAACTTACTATAACGGACTCCCAGACCTCAGACAATCTCAAGGTTGGGCTAAAGGTAAATTACATGGGCAACTCAACCAATGCGTTGCTCGAACTGGTCGTCTTAGTTCCTCAAGACCGAATCTACAAAATTTTGACGGAGAAATAAAAGAATTGTTTTACTCAAGATACCAAAGGAGAGAAATATGAGTATAGATAACTACACACCTGATTTTGATGAGGGTATGCAACTTCAATCAGATCAGGAAGAAGCTTATGTAATACACACAATACAAGACATTAACTCTATCATTTCAGAGATTGGTGTTGATATTGTAATGAAACACTTAGACGATTATTCAAAAGAACAGATCGTTAAGTGGTTAGCAAAGAATTACTAATATGTTAATTCAAGGAGATGCTTCCGCACTTGAATGGAGATGTGCTTCCTTCTTAAGTCAAGATGAGGTTGCTAGTAAAGAAATTTGGAACGATGTCGATCAGCACTCCGACAACCAAAATAGGTTTGGTCTTCCAAGTCGATTGATAGCAAAAACCTTTGTATTTAGATTGATTTATGGGGGAAGTGCTTACTCTTATGCTAATGATCCTAACTTTGCTGAAGTAAGTAAGTCAGAGAAGTTTTGGGACAAGGTTATAGAAGAGTTCTATTTAAAGTATAAAGGATTGCATAGATGGCATATTAAGCTTATGCAAGAAGCTACAACGACTAAGAAAGTATGCTTACCTACAGGTCGTATTTATGAATTTGAACCTACTCTTCGGAATGGTCAAAGAGTTTTTCCTAGAACAACAATATTAAATTACCCTGTGCAAGGACTAGGAGCAGACTTAATGACTATTGCTAGAGTGTCTTTATTCAATAGAATGAAAGGTAAGTTTGATAAAGCTAAGCTTGTTAATACTGTTCATGATAGTATTATTATTGACTGTGATGATAAACACACCGATGAATTATCACAGATGATGTTAGATGTTTTTGAAGATGTCCCTAAGAATTTTCAAAAACTATTCGGTGTAGAGTTTAATCTTCCAATGAAGGCAGAAGTGCAAGTTGGACAGAATTGGAAAGACATGGAAATATGGTCTTGACAAAAATCACAAACATGGTATAATAATTATACCAAATTAAATTAAGGAGTAATTTATGATTGTAACTTTGATTGATGTAGGCACACCTCAGTCAGTAAAAACTGCTAGAGGTTCTTATCAATCTTTGGAAGTTTCTTATAAGAATGAGCAAGGTCAAGTTCAAGGTAAGAAACTTATGTCTTTTACTAATCCATCTGTATTTAAAGATATACAAACTTTTGCTAAAGATGATAGATTAGATATTGAGGCATACAAAGATGACAATGGTTATTGGCAGTGGAGATCTGTGAAGAAGGAAGGTGATGGAGCTTCTTCTAAGTCTTCTTCTACAACTCGTGTTACAGGTAGTAACTACGAAACAAAAGAAGAAAGAGCTGCGAGACAAAAATACATTGTTAGACAAAGTAGCATATCAAGTGCTGTTCAACTATTGACAGCAGGAAATAAAACTGCTACATTACCAGATGTATTATCTGTAGCCAAACAACTAGAAAACTATGTGTTTGGTGAAAACCCCTCTACAGATAGTACTGCCACTAGCGTAGATGATTTAACCGACGATATTCCGTACTAGGAGATAATCATAGAAGCCCTCATAGATATGGACTTAGTCTGTTTTAGATGTGCGGCTAGTGCTGAAAATGACCCTGTAGGGATTGCGATTTATAGAGCTGAAGAATTACTAGACATCATTCTCTCCAAAACTAAATCCGATTCTTACAGGGCTTTTCTTACTGGAAGTTCTAATTTTAGAAATTCAATCTATCCTGAATATAAAGCCAATCGTACTGCAGAAAAACCTCAACATTTAAAAGCATTGAGAGATTATGCCGTTGAAAAAATGAATGCAGAGATAGCTACAGATGGTTTAGAAGCAGATGATATGTTAGGGATCTATCAAACAGATAAAACAATCATTTGTAGTCTAGATAAAGATTTATTACAAATTAAAGGAAACCACTTTCAATGGGAAATTAGTGGTAAGAACTGGAAAAAGCCTGATACTTTTGTAGAACAATCAGAGTTAGAAGGTTTAAGATTATTTTATGAACAATGTTTAAAAGGAGATACTTCAGATAATATTAAAGGTATCTCAGGTATAGGAAATAAGAAAGCAAAGAAATTACTTGAAGAGTGTTCTTCAGAAAAAGAAATGTTAGAAGTAGTAAGGCATCAATATGGGCATGATGACGAACTTTTAATGAATGCAAGGTGTCTTTGGATACTAAGAAGTTTAGAAGATGACTATAAACATAGATTTGAAAGTTTAGTAGATGCCAACGAAACAGTGGACTGAGGGTAGACTAAAAACTTTTATAACTTCTGTTCTACGAGGAGGTTATAGAAGATACCCACCAAAATATGAAGTGTTAAATGAAGCTTCTGTTGGTAAAAAGTTAAACAAAAAAACTAATCGAATGGCACTTCATTATGTTTGTGCAAAGTGTAAAAAAGAATATCCTGGTAAAGAAGTTAATGTAGACCATATTAATCCTGTAGTATGTCCTAAGGAAGGATTTAAAGATTGGGATGTATTCATTAAACGATTATTCTGTGAGAAAGAAAACTTACAAGTATTGTGTAGTGAATGTCATGATAAAAAAACTTTAAAAGAAAGAAAATCTCGTGATAGTAAAAGGATTAAAAAAGGATAAAAGTTTTGAAGGTATTGAAATTGATCCGTATGAAGAAGAAATTTTAATGACTTTAGCAGTTAAGTATATCATAGAGAATTGTACTCTAGAAGAAGTAGATGGAGAGCATATGATACACTTACATATGTTACCTGACCATGTGTTTGAAGGTAAAATTCAGTAGGGAGGAAGTATGTTTGAGTATGTTCTTGTTGTATATCTTACATTAAAAGAGCCTCAATATGTGGGACATTTTGTAGATTGTACAACAGCTAATCGATGGGTAATGGATAATTACCCTAAAGCAGAATACACAAGTTGTTTACATGAAGACTATATTCATTTACCATTAGGTTTAATTAAAAAGGAGATTAGGTATGAGTGATGGTGGAAAAGGGTCAACACCAAGACCTTTCACTGATCGAAAGTCTTTTGAAGAAAACTTTGATCGTATTTTTGGAAAACCAAAAGATCCTAAAGAAACTCAGGATACTAATACAAAGGATAAAGATGAATAGCCCTAAGATATTATTGATTGATATAGAAACATCTCCAAATTTGGCAACAGTCTGGGGGATCTGGCAACAGAATATCTCTTTAAACCAACTACTAGAATCTTCTTCAACTTTATGCTATGCAGCGAAATGGTTAGGTGAAGATGAGGTTATGTTTAAGAGTGTTCAGAATACGACATATAAGCGTATGTTAAAGTCAGTACATAAGCTAATGGATGAAGCAGATGCCATCATACATTATAATGGGAGTCGATTCGATATACCAACTCTAAATAAAGAGTTTTTAATTGCAGGGATGCCCCCTCCATCTCCTGCTAAACAGATTGATTTACTTTCTGTAGCTAGGAAACAGTTTAGGTTTGTTTCTAATAAACTTGATTATGTGTCTCAAGCTTTAGGATTAGGTAAAAAGACAGATCATATGGGACATGAGCTATGGCTTCGTTGTATGAATAAAGACAAGGAAGCTTGGGCTATTATGGAGGAGTATAATAAGAATGATGTTATACTTCTTGAAAAAGTATATGGTAAGTTTAAAGCTTGGTGTAAAAACCATATTAACTTATCATTATTTTCTGAAGATGGAGAAGTCTGCCCAAACTGTGGTGGACACCATCATCAGAAGAGAGGTTTTTCTTACACAAATTCTTCTAAATTTCAACGCTATCAGTGTCAAGAATGTGGTAATTGGTTTAGAGGAAAACAGAATCTAGCTAGTAAAGCAGGAGGTAAGTTTGTAAATGTCTAAGAAAAAAGCAACAGAAATACAAATAGGTGGACAGCATTATAGCAAGTATGCGATACAACCTACGGAGTTTATCTTTAAAAATAACATTCCTTTTATAGAAGGTAATATAATTAAATATATTATTAGACATAGAGATAAGAATGGAGCAGAAGATATTCGTAAAATTAAACACTATTGTGATCTAATACTGGAACTTGAATATGGTACTAACACTTGAAGAACTAAAAGAAAAAGTAAAAGAGCAGATCAATGAAGTAGATTTGTTAGAAATATTAGAGGTAACTTCAGAAGATTTAGTAAATAGATTTGATGATCTTATCGAAGAAAAATATGATATACTACTAGAAATTGTCGATGTTCGAGATCCTTTTACCACCGATTAATTTATATAACTACTACAAAAGAGGGAAATATATGGACAAAAGTCAAAAAGTCTTATCAGACATAACTATATTTAATAAATATGCTAAGTATGTTCCAGAGGCTCAACGAAGAGAGTCTTGGGAAGAATTAGTACAAAGAAACATGGCTATGCACATTCGCAAATATCCACAATTAAAAGAGGAAATTAAAAATGTCTACAAATTTGTTTTTAATCGTCAAGTATTGCCTTCTATGCGTTCTTTACAGTTTGGAGGTACTCCTATTGAGCTTAGTAATAATCGTATGTTCAATTGTGCTTATTCCCCTGTCGATCATCCTGCCGTTTTCAGCGAAACCATGTTTAATCTACTTGGCGGAAGTGGCGTGGGCTTTAGCGTACAGAGAAGACATACAGATAAACTCCCTACTATCATTGGTCCATCAGAGAAGACGAGGAGATTTCTTATAGGAGATTCTATCGAAGGTTGGGCAGATGCTATTAAAGTATTAGTGAAAGCTTATACATTAGGTAAATCTGATCCAGACTTTGACTTTAGAGATATTAGACCTAAAGGTAGTCGATTAATTACTTCAGGAGGGAAAGCTCCTGGACCTGATCCATTAAGGATCTGTTTAGATAAATTAAGAGCTGTTATGAATAATGCAATAGGTAGAAAGCTACAGCCTATTGAAGTTCATGATATGATTTGTCATATAGCTGATGCTGTGTTATCAGGAGGTATCCGTAGAGCAGCCTTAATTAGTTTATTTGATAAAGATGATTTAGATATGTTATCAGCTAAGTCAGGAGCATGGTGGGAATTAAATCCTCAGAGAGGAAGAGCTAATAACTCAGTGGTTTTAAATAGAGATGAGATTACAGAAGAACAATGGTTTTCTATTTGGAAACGAGTAGAGAGTTCAGGTTCAGGTGAGCCTGGAGTATTTTGGACTAATAACTATGATGTAGGGACTAATCCATGTGCAGAGATTAGTTTAAGACCTAACTCTTATTGTAATTTAGTAGAAGTTAATGTCTCTGATGTTACGACACAAAAAGAATTAAATGATCGTGTAAAAGCGGCTACATTCATTGGAACATTACAAGCAGGTTACACTGACTTCCATTATTTAAGAAATGTTTGGAAAGAAACTTCTGAAGAAGATGCTTTACTTGGTGTAAGTATGACAGGGATAGCTTCAGGAGGAGTTCTACACCTTAATCTAAAAGAAGCGGCTGAAGTAACTATAGAGGAGAATAAGCGTGTTGCTGATATTATCAATATTAAACCATCTGCTAGGATTACTACTGTTAAGCCTGCTGGAACTACTTCACTTGTTCTTGGAAGCTCTAGTGGTATTCACGCTTGGCATAATGACTATTATATCCGTCGTATGCGTGTGGGTAAGAACGAACCTTTGTACCAGTATATGATTGAGAACTTCCCTAAATTAATTGAAGACTGTGCATTTAAGCCTCATTTAGAAGCCGTCATGTCCTTTCCTCAAAAAGCTCCAGAAGGAGCTATATTAAGAACAGAATCTTATCAAGATATTTTAGAGAGAGTTAGACGATTTAACATTGATTGGGTAGGCACTGGTCATGTTAGAGGAGATAACAAACATAATGTATCTTGCACAGTATCATTGAAAGATGATGAGTGGGAAGATTGTGGTAGATGGATGTGGGAAAATAGATACCATTACACAGGTATATCTGTTCTTCCATATGATGGAGGTACTTATACTCAAGCTCCATTTGAAGACTGTGATGAACAGACTTTTAATGAAATGTTTAAGCTTCTTAAAAACATTGACTTAACTCAAGTGATTGAGGAAGAAGATAATACAGAAGCTAAAGACAATGTGGCTTGTTCTGGTGGTGCTTGTGAAATTAACTAGGAGATAATATGAATTTTTATTTTGGTTGGGAGTTAATTATGGGGTTTAATGTCGGTATTGAGATAGTAGATCCTAGTAAATTACAAAATCCATCTACTGGATGGATCTTATTAGTTGATCTAGGAATAGTTAGATTAATGCTAGAAAAAGAGGGAGAATAATCTCCCTTTTTTTATAAGGTTGGAATAGTAAAGTTAAATCCTTGCTCAGCTCTAATAGGAGCTTCACCTGCAATAACCCCTGTTAAACCATCTTTAATAAGGTCAGCGATAACTTGTTTACGCTTTTCAACAGAAATTTGTTTAGGAAGCTGTTGAATTTTCTTTGTAATGTCTATAATAGATTGTCTATCTAATACACCTGACTTCTCAATAGCAGGTCTAAGCCTATTAAATTCACTAATCATATCATCAGGGGAAATATTATTTCCTACTTGTTTACCCTTAACTGACACAGTTTTACCAAAGTTTCTAAAGTGTTGAGTAATTGCATTAGCAAACTCTACTTTACCTTGAGGAGACTTAGCTATGTTATCTAAAGCAGCCTGAAATTGCTTGTCACTATACTTAAATCTAGAAAATACCATTGTAGGAATACTATCTCTAGCTGCTGCGATAAACTCCTGTTGTTCAATTTCTTTTAATACCTTATATGTATTTGTATTAGCATATCTTTCTAGGTAGTCTCCAAAATAACTTTTTAATACTTTTTGAGCATCTGTAGAAATTAATTGTTTTACTTCATTACCTACAGTGTATTGTCCACCATTTTGAATAAGATTTAATATATCAGTTTTTGCTGAATCTCTTAACTTAGGATTAGGACTGTTTTGATTCTCAAGAATCTTCTTAAGATTAGCATATTCTTTAGGTGATATTAACTTTCTTTCTTTAAGAAGATTTACTTCATCCATAAAGGATTTACCTTCAGCAGAGTTAATAAAGGTATTTGGTTTTTTTAAAGTAACTTGTACATCAGGGGATTT